GCAACAGGTTCAGGAGCGCCTGTTGCCAGAACTGGCGGAACTCAAGTAAATACAGGCGAATTTGACCCTGAAATGATGCGCAGATTAGCAAACGGTGAACATACTGTAGAGCATGAAATATTTAAAAAATACGGCAGGGAAGGTTGGCAACGTGCAAAAGAGCTTGCAAAGAATTACAAATAACAGAAATAGGGTTAATATATAAATAACTATTCAAAGCTGCGCTGAGAATGTTAGGGCTGCGCCCATACCGTTAAACATTTTTATAGGAGTAATTTATGGCTGTTTTACGCAGTGACATAATAATTCCTGAAATTTTTACGCCATACGTTATCGAACAGACAACGCAACGCGATGCTTTCTTGGCTAGCGGTGTGGTTCAGCCTATGGCGGAGCTTAATGCTACAGAGGGGGGAGATTTTGTCAAAATCCCATTTTACTCTGCAAACCTTTCAGGAGATTTTGAAGTTCTTTCCGATTCTTCATCATTAACACCAAGTAAGATAACAACCGATCAGCAAATTGGTGTTGTTTTACATAGAGGTCGCGCTTTTGAATCAAGAGATTTAGCGGCTTTAGCTGCTGGTTCTGATCCTATGGCTGCAATCGGTCAAAAGATTGGTGCATATGTAGCAAACCAAAGACAGAAAGATTTATTCTCTTGTCTTTCAGGTGTATTCGGTTCAATCAATGCAAACTCAAGTAGTTCAGCTTTCTTTGATCTTTGTATAGACTCAGAATCAGGCGACACCCCAACAGCGCTTTCACCTCGTCATATCGCAAGGGCAAGATCAATTCTTGGAGATCAAGGTGAGAAGCTTACGGCGATTGCAGTCCACTCAAAAGTCTTTTATGACTTGGTTGAAAGAAACGTTATTGATCGTATTTATGACAATAATGGTGATGCTGACAGTTCAGCAACTTCTGGTACAACTGCAAATGCTTTCGGTAGTCCTTCAGTTCCCACATTCATGGGGCTAAGAGTTATCGTTTCAGATGATGTTCCTACCACAGGTTCAGGTTCATCAACCGAATACAGTACATTTGCTTTCACAGCGGGTTCTGTGGCATCTGGTGAACAGGCTGGACTAACCACAGAAACAGACCGCGACATTCTCGCAAAGTCTGATGCTATGTCTATTGATTTACATTACACATATCATCCTGTTGGTTCAAAATGGGCTGTAACAACTACAAACCCAACAAGATCGCAACTTGAAACAGTAGGCAACTGGTCGAAGGTCTACGAAACAAAGAACATTGGTATCGTAAGGATCACCAACGTTTCTAATCAAGACTAGAGGTAATTTATTATGCCATCACAATTTGAAGCTGTTGCGGGTTCTGCACTTGGTTATTCTGATGACGACACAGGTTCAGTTACGCAAGCTACAAACAAAGCAACGGGAGTTACTTTAAATAAGCCTTCAGGTCTTATAACAATGAATGATGCGGCTCTTGCTGCGGCTGCTGAAGTTTCTTTTGCTGTTACAAACTCAACTTGTACTGCAAATGATAGCATCGTTGTTAATCATGTAAGCGGAGGAACAGCAGGCTCTTATTTAGCGCAAGCAAATACAGTTGCAGCTGGTTCTTTTGCAATCACAGTAACAAATGTTTCTAGTGGTTCTTTAGGCGAAGCCATTGTCCTTAAATATTGCATTATTAAGGGATAAATGGGATTGTTTGCTTTTAAGCGAATAAGGGAAAAAGAAGCTGCCGTTGCGGTGGCTTCTATTCCTACTAAAACAAAAAAACGTAAATCCAAATCTAAGGTCGAAAATGGCGATTACCATAACAGCAACAGCGGGAAGCGCATCAGCAAATAGTTATTTAACTTTGTCAGACGCTAACGCAATAATTGAAGGGCTAGTCCTTGATGATGATGTTGCGGCGTGGGATAATTCTTCTACAGATAATAAAAATCGCGCATTGTTTACCGCAACTGTGAGGATTGATCGCGAAAGATTTCTTGGAGCAAGGGCAACAGATACACAGGCTTTACAATGGCCGCGAACAGGAGTAAGAAAACCAGATACTTATATTAATACTTATGCTGTAGGTTATCCTTTTCGTATAACAACAGATTATTTTACAGATACAGAAATTCCTGATCAGGTAAAAAAAGCGCAGGCAATATTAGCTGTTTACTTGAATAATAATCGCGATGGTTTAGGATTAAGCGGACTGGAAGATTTTTCTAATTTACAAGTCGGATCAATAAATGTTACACCAAACTTTTATGGGTCTACTGGCGCGGATAGAGTCCCGCCATTATTTGAACGTTATTTCACTGGTCTAAGAATATCAGGGCCAGCTAATATATCAATTAAAAGGAGTTAAAATGGGCTACTATCCAGCAGCAAAAATTATTAATGATACAGCAGCCCACACGGGTAGATTTGGGAAAATTGCTGCACTACAGGATTCTGTTATTGCCACTCTTGTTTCTGAAAACATAACAGGCGATTTGACATCTTTACAATTTAAATCTACTGTTGAAATTGAAGGAGTTATAACAAGCATTACACTTAGTAGTGGAACAATCGTTGCGTATTTATTGTGATTACACGTTATCCAGCAGCAAAAATAATAAACGACACTAACGTTCATACGGGGCGTTTTGGTAAGGTTGTTGCCTTACAAGATTCTGTTATCACCGTTGGAAATTTCTTCGATTCAGTACCCTCAGTCGATGATATATCAAATTTTGATAGTATCATATCATCATATTTTGGTGATGTTTCATCAGTACCTTTAAAAGCAGGTGCAGAATTTTTAGGCCCATTTTCTGTTGTTGAATTAGATAGTGGTACTGTTATTGTTTATAGATTATGAGCATAGCAAACGCATTAAAAAAAGTTTTATCAATTAAAAAAGTATCGGCTGATATAACTTTCAGGTCTGTTTCCGCAGGCTCGTATAATGCAACTACAGGTATAATTACAGAAACAAACACCGATACATCTATTAAAGGTATTCTTGAAGATATTAATAACCGTGAGGTAAACGAATTAATTGAAGCAACAGATAAAAAAATTAATATCGCCGCAGCAAGTCTTTCATCTACCCCAACAACTAAAGATAAAATTATTGTCGGTTCCGTTACTTACTCAATAATTAGAGTGGAAACTAATCAACTTGCAAATGATAAATTAACTTTTGTTTGTTATTTAAGAACATGAGAAAAATACGAATTGATCAAATTGGTGATTATTCAGAAGAGCAAATTAACGCTTTATTGTCTGTAACCGTTTTAACGGGTGATCGTATTGTCAAGGAAGGCTCGCCAGTGGATACTGGAAGGCTTGCTGTTTCTTGGCAGATAGGAGAAAACGCAGAAAGCGGCGCACCCGCCCCAGAAGGCAAATATGGCGCTTCTGGTAAAGGAACTGTTGTAAGACCTCCCAAAGCTTTGAATTATCAATTAGGAAAAGAAAATTTAAAAAAAAAATATAATATTCACAATAATGTTCCATATGCTGAACCTGTTATGTTTGGCACAAGTTTACCGCCGTCTTGGGGTGGTACATATAGGAGCAAACAAGGTTTGAAAGCAAAACACCTTGATTTATTGGCAAAAGAACTTGCCAACGAAATTCAAGACCTTTACAAACAAATTAGGGGTAAATAATGGCTGCAGTAAATTTAAATACAGTAAGAGCAACAATTGAAGAAAGAGTCGCAACAGAGCTTGCCAGCAGCCCCGCAATTCCTGTTGTTTTTCATAATATGTCTTATGACAGTAGTGCGGTTACAACCTTTGTACAATGCCTTACAACATTCGGCGAGAGCAATTATCTGACGCTTGGAAATGCAAGCGGTCAAAACCGTTTAAATGGAATTGTTGTTTTTAATATCTTTACACCGCAGGGAATAGGTTCAGGCGATAATTATACAATCGGGAAAAGATTGCGTGATTTATATAATCGAATTACAGTATCAAGTGTGATCTTTGACAGCCCAATAGGGCCAGAAGTCATTGATAATGCAAATCCAGAAGGTCAGTTTCAAACGCAGTTGCGGATGACCTTTGAAATTTTTGAGGAACTTTAAAAATGCCAAAACTTGTAATTACAGAAAAAATGCTTGACGCAATTGAAGCTGTTAAAGGTTTCCGTGACCCTGCATATTGGGATGGACGTTGCAGGCGATATATGGAAACTCAAGAAAAATTAAAAAAAGATGTGAAAAAACAGAAAAAAGGTTAATATAGATTAAATAGTTCTTTTTTTGTTATGACTGCTGTAAAAGGTGATGTCGGTAAAGTTATGTTCCATGTTGGTGGTGGGGATGAAGCTGAAGTTGCATCAACCAGATCATGGTCTTTGTCTATCACAAAGGACACAATTGAAACAACAAAACAATCCGATACCTCTAAAACATTTATTGGTGGTTTAATTTCTGGGGAAGGTTCTGCAGAACTTTTATATGATCCTGATAATACAGATGCAAGTTACACATCATTTATTGATGATATTTTAACAACAGGTGATAACGCTGACGCATTATTTGAATTATTTCCTGTCGGCACCACTTCAGCAAAGAAAATAGGTTTTCAAGGAATAATTACTGGTGCAGAATATGGCGCGACACTTGGTGAAGTTCAGATAATAAATATCAGCTTTATAACAAGTGGTGCAATAACCAGCGCTATCTGATACATTAAGTTTATTAGTCTACTAATTAAACTAAATGCCAAACAAAAGAACTATTGACCTGTTAACTGATTCTTATAAAGATCAGATGACAACCAGACGTAAATATGAATTTAAAAATAAAAACGGTGAAAAAATTGTCGATTTATATTTTAGGCCATTAACAAGAGAAGATAGGGTTCGCGCACAATCAGCCGCAGGTACAGATGATGCTTTGACAATATCGACACATTTGCTTTGTAAAATGGCAGAAAATGAAGATGGTTCAAAAGCATTTAGCCCCGCAGATGCGCCAAACCTTCAAAGAGAACTTCCCGAAAACGTATTAAATGATCTTGAATTATTTTTGTTTGATATAAAATTAGATATTGATACAGCAAAAAAATAATATCGCGGGATAACTGGTTAAATTTTGAGTTTTTTCTCGCAACAGAATTAGGTAAGACATTACAAGAATTACGTTCTCTGATTACAGAAGAAGAACTGATTTTTTGGGCTGGATATTATGAAGTAAAAAATGATAGAGAAAAAAAAGAATTAAATCGCCAAAGAGCAAATAGAAGGTAAGATATAATAAAGGCTTTTTTTATTTGTGGCACAGGCTAATGTAAAACTAACAGTTGATGCTAGTCAGGCCACTAGAGCATTACAGGGTGTACAGAATAGAACTACTCAACTTAATGGCGGCTTAAATAGATTAAAAACAGCAATTGCTGGGGTTGGTTTAACAGTTCTAGCAAGACAGGCAGTAAATACATCAGCAAATTTTGAAAAGTTAAATGTAAGGCTAGGTTTATTAACAAAAGCATCTGGTACTTTTGCCAGATCACAACAAATAGCTGCTGATGCTCAGAAAGCATTTGGACTAAGTGCAACTGAAGCATTAGAAGGCGTGACAGACATAACGGCAAGACTGGCTCCTTTAAAAGTAGGTGTTGAAGATATAAGGACTGTATTTTTTGGATTTAATACCGCTGCTAAATTAGCTGGAGCATCTTCTATAGAAGCATCTAACGCATTTAGGCAGTTAGCACAGGCTCTTGGATCAGGAAGGCTTGCTGGTGATGAATTTAGAAGTGTATCTGAACAAGTGCCCACAGTTCTTGCTCCCATTGCTGCGGAGCTTGGGGTTGATATTGGAAAACTCAAAGAATTTGCTGCTCAAGGCAAATTGACAAGTGATGTTGTTCTTAGAGCTTTGGGAAGGGTTGGAAAAGATGGGGCTGAATTTTTAAAAGAATTATTAAAAAATGACCCTACACAAGTATTTAAAGATTTTAATAATGCGACAGAAGATTTATCAAGGGCCTTTGGTGACGCTTTCAGGCCAGCAGTAGAAGCAGCTACGAAAGCATTGACTGAGCTTGTAAAAATAACAACCAGTTTTATAAATTCTGCGGCTGGTCAAGCTTCATTAATTTTGGCTGGAACAGCATTAGCAGCTAAAACCGTTGCAGTAGCATTACCTTTAGTAAGTGCTGGACTAATAAAAGTAGCTGCCGCTGGTGGTGTCGCTACTATTGCATTAAACGCATTGCCATTATTTGCTGTTGCATCTGCTCTTGGATTTGTAACTACAGCCATAATTAAACATAATAAAGAACAAAAAGAATTTAATAAATTAGTTGAAGAGGGAGGAAAAAAAGAACTTGAAGCAGCAATAAAAGGCTTAAAAGCCCAAAAAGCTAGACTAGCAGCACAAAGACGCGGAACAGGATTTAAAGAAGAAAGAATTGATATTTTAAATGAAGAAATTGCTAAATTAGAAGAAGCACTAGAAACAGTTATAAAAACTAATAAAGCACTTAAAGATCAAGAAGATCAAACTAAAAAAAATGAAGAGGCAACAAAAAAACTTATAGAAGCAATGAAGGCTGTAGGTGAAGAAATTGAAGGCAGTATAAAAAATAATTTAAGAGATGCTATTACTGGCGCACAATCATTTGGGCAGGCGATGACCAATGTATTAAATAAAATTAGAGATAAGATTATTGATGCTCAGATAGATAAATTATTAGGAAATTTTGGAGAAAACTTTGGAGCTTCATTTGGTGGAGAAAGAAAAGGTCTTGGTGGCTTTTTAGGTAATATTCTTGGAGGACTGTTTAGGGAAAATGGCGGCCCTGTAAAAGCTGGTCAGCCTTATATAGTTGGAGAACGTCAGCCTGAATTATTTGTTCCTCGCACATCTGGAACAATTTTACCTTCAGTTCCTACAGGAGGGGGTGGTACAACAAACAACATGATCACTGTAAACGTAGACGCAACTGGTAGTTCTGTTCAAGGAAACGGATCAGAAGCCGATCAGTTAGGCGGTTTGATTGCTTCTGTTGTGCAGGCAACTATAATTGATGAACAAAGGGCAGGGGGTTTATTAAATAGATAATGGCTACATTTCCATCAATACAGCCCACTTATGGGATGAGAAAACAAAGCAAACCAAAGATAAGAGTAACTTCTTTGGGCGATGGTTATGAGTTTAGGGCTTTATATGGCCTGCCTTTATCTCAAGACCCTAAAGTGTATGATTTAACTTTTAACGTGTCTGAAGCTAATGCAGATGTCATTGAAGCCTTTTTAAGAAGTAGAGTTGCAGATCAGGCAAGTTTTACATTCACACCACCAGCAGAAGGGTTCAGCACAAAGACAGGTACTTTTGTTCAATCAGATGGAAGTGGCGCTGCTGGAACAGTTATAACTGTCACTTTCACAAATCATGGTGTGGCAATAGGTGATGTATTAACAGTTGACTTTAGTTCTGGCCCTACTGATGGATCATATGTTGTCGCTTCTTCTGCTGATGCAAATACTTTCACACTTAATTCTTCTTCTTTTGATAGTGCTTTGGTCACAGTTGCAACCAATGTTGATTTTACACTTTCTGGTGCTGGTCAATATGTCTGTGATTCTTGGACAAAAACTATTCCTTATAACAACAGGGCTATAATAAATTGTTCTTTTAGAGAAGTATTTGAACCATAATGGCAATACCTACAAGCGCACTTCAAGGATTAACAAATAAATCTATTATTGAATTATATTCTGTTGAA